TACATATAAACATAGTCATTTTTCATTATTACCTATGAATGATTGGAGTAATAAAGATGATATGGTAAAAATAAAATCAAAAACTATAACATTTGATAAAATATGTAATATTCATAACATAACTAATATAGATTATCTACAAATAGACGCCGAAGGATTTGATAGTGAAATAATAAAAATGATAGATTTATCAAAATTTAAAATTAAAACTATTAGATTTGAAAAGTGGGGATTTAACTCGGAATGTTTCACACGTTATCATCCAGAAAAAGCTAATGACTTAGGAGAAAATGGAATGAAATTATGTATAGATAAATTAACAAAATATAATTATGAAGTAACTAGTATTAGAGATAAAATGGGTAATGATTATCTAGCAAAGCTTAATTTATAAAAAATATAATTATTTTAAGTATTATATATAAGAATGTTATATTATTCTACTGGTTGTCTACATACAGGGCAGACATTATTTGTAGCTAACCATGTTTTTAACGCATTACAATTAAAATAATGTTTACAATTAATAATTTCTAATACTTCATCATCTTCATTAAATGGTTCTAATGTAATTGAACAATTTGTAGAAGTAGGATTATCTATATCACTAAATTTTTTTAGTATAGTAACTGAAGAAATATCTACTATATTACTACTATTATCAGTTGTAATATTTAATGATGTATCTGATAATAAATTCATTAATGAGGAATATAACATACCATTTATGTCTATATTTGAAGCTGATATATCACTAACTGATATATCATTTATTATAATGCTAAATGGATTAGTTCTTGGTATACTATTATTATTATTATTATTAATATTATTATTATTATTATTTAAATTTGATTGTAATAATCGTGTTAGTAAATATAAATTTTGTTGTTGTGAATTAAGTAAGTTATATGATTGTGATATAAGATTTAGTGTTCTATTTCCATGTAAAATTTGAGAATTTATAGTGTCAATTATATTATCATTAATATTAGACATATAATATAATAAATAGAATTATTTAAATTTAATTTATTCTTAAAAAATATAAATTATTATATGAGTAAGAATAATGGCGGATTAACAACTTTAATTAATATAGGAAATACGTGTTATATAAATTCAATAATACAAATATTGAGACATACAAATAAATTAAATAATTTATTAGATATAAAAGATGAAATTATTAATAATAATAATGATAATAATAAATATTATGAAATATATGAATGGAATAATTTGCGTAAGCTAATGTGGAAAGAACAATGTATTATATCTCCAAAAAGATGGATACATATAATAAAAAATTCAAATAAAATGAATTTACTTATGAATAATTTTAATCAACAAGATGTAACAGAATATTTAATTACATTATTAGATATTTTTCATGATTCTTTAAAACGTCCAGTTAAAATGAATATAGAAGGATATATAGAGAATAATTATGACAAAATTGCTTATAAGTGTTATAATGAATATAAAAAATTATATCAAAATGATTATTCAGAAATAATTGAATTATTTTATGGAATAGAAATAAAAAGAATTGAGAAGCTAACAACAAACAAATTACTAAGTTTTAAAATTGAACCATTTTCAATAATAAATTTAACTATTCCATATAGTAAAGAACATATAAATTTATATGATTGTTTAGATGAATATTGTAATACTGAAATATTAGATAAAGATAACATGTGGTATAATGAAAAAACTGGTAAAAAAGAAGAAGTAAAAATTCAAACTGGATTTTTTAAATTACCAGATATTTTAATTCTTTGTATAAAACAGTATACAGAAAAAAAAATTTTAATTAATTTTCCATTAACTAATCTAGATGTTAATAAATATGTTTTAGGTAATAATTCTAATTATATATATGATTTATATGGATGTTGTAATCATATTGGAACCTTAAATTTTGGACATTATACAAGTACTATTTATTATAATAATTATTGGTATAAATTTGATGATTCTTCTGTTGAAAAAGTAAATAGTTCACAGTTAATTTCACCGAACGCATATTGTCTTTTTTATAAAAAAAAAACATCCTGATTATATATTAATGAGTGATTTAGATTGTTTTAACTTATGTGAAGAAAGTTGCGTTAAATGTAAAATGCTTAAACCGGATTCAAAATACTGTAGATATTGTGACATTTGTAAAAAAGAATGTAAATCTTATATAAATAAAAATTTAGATATATCTAATAGTGAGAAATCTAATAATGAGATATCTAATAATGATTTATCTTTTAAGGATATATCTGACGTTGTTGGATTAAAAAAATATCTTATTGATAATAAATATTTACACTCTTTTCTTATACTAATTCTAACATTAGCAATACTAGTTATATTTTTATCATATGACAATTTTAAACAATTGAATATTATTAAATCATTTTTTATTACTGAAAATAAATATAATTTAACTAAGCAAAATTTAGGAGGTATACAAAATCCAAATATAAATCAACCAACTCCAAATATAAATTTACCAACTCCAAATATAAATCTACCAACTCCAAATATAAATTTACCAACTCCAAATATAAATCTATCAAAGGCAAATATTGAAAAAAAATATAAAGCTATATTTCTATTCTTAATCAGTATATTTTTTATATTTATTGGTGTAAATTATATTTATGGAATAACATTATCAGATATTACTAATTTTGCTAGTAACAATAGTATATTTAATATTTTTAGAACTATTGATACTAATACTGATAATAGTATTAAAAATACTAGTAATATTAAAGATACTAGTAATATTAAAAATACTAGTAATATTAAAGATACTAGTAATATTAAAGATACTAGTAGTGATACATCTATTCAAAGTGTATTAAAAGTTACTGACAATAAAGTTTATAATGTTTCTAGTAGTTTATATAGTTATGATGGTGCTAAAGCATTATGTAAATCATTTGGTGCTACCTTAGCAACGCCACAACAAATATTTGATTCTTATCAATCTGGTGAATCTTGGTGTAAACCTTCATGGTCTGCTGGTCAGAATTTACTATTTCCATCACAAGAAATAGATGTAACTTTAGCAAATAGAGATAAAAAAACAGCAGGTTCATGTGGAAAACCCGGATTAAATGGATATTATGAAATTAATCCAGATCAAAAACATCCTGTGAATTGCTATGGAAAACCACCAATAGGCGTTTCTGTAGATAGTAGTAGTTTAGCACGTTTACAAAATACACATAATTCATCTACCTATAGTTCTAGTTAATATATGTTTTAATACATTGACTAACTTTATCATATAAATATGTTTCTCTACAAATAGGACATTTTACAATAGATGTATTAATTTTAAATTCTTTATAACATGAACTACATAATGTAGCATGTTTACATGATCCTCTAATTTCACATTTATTTTCTAGACATATAACACATGTTTTAGGATTAAATGTAATTACTTCTTGTATTTCTTCATTTCCAACACCAATAATAAATGTTTCATTTTCATTAAATCTCATCAAACATTTATTACCAATATATTTTTCTGCTTCTTCATATTCTCTTGAAATACATCTAGTTCCTGAACATGACCACCCAGATAATATAATTAATTCATCTTTAATTTTGATTAGTATAAAATTACATCTTGATACACTTCCATTTTGCTGATTTGTTTGAATTGTACAAATAGGAATTCTACCACAAGTAATCATTTTATCAGTTTTTTCTTCTACATATGGTGACCCATATGAATATGATATTGTAAAACCATCTGCGTGTTCATTAGAATTAAAATGTGTTAATTGTGGTAATACTAGATCCATATAAATAATTTTTAATTTTTGTGTAAAATTTAATGATACATTATCCATTACAAGTAAATAATATTTTCTTAGCGATAGTTCAAATGATTTATCTTCATTTTCTTTTTCTAATGTTTGACTTAGTTTACTACTAGTTTTTTCACCTTCTACTTTAACCTGTAAAATAAATTCAATTATTTCCTCATACATTAATAATTTAATTATTTGACCATCGTATTTTTCTTTAACATATTCATAAAAATCATATTTTTCTCCATAAAACATATTCCATGTATAATCGCTTTCATAATCACAATGTTTAATATATAATTTTAAATATTTTACTATTTCATTTAATTCTAATATAGTAAAATATTCAATTGGGGTGATATTATTTTTCATAATTTTTGTCGCCATTTTTAAAATAACTAGTGACAAAAAATATAAATAAAATTTTTTAAAAATATTATAATTCAATTTTTATTTCATATGAATTCTTACATAATAATCTTGGTCTTCTACAACATTACTACCTAATCTATTACCAGATGAATTTAATGCTACATTTGATGAATCAGTAATATCACTTGTACCATATGTTAATGAGAATTCCATTTTATCTCCTGCCTGGAATTCTATTGGTATCCATGGGTCAAACATACCGATATAAAGAGGTTCTTTCAAATAACTTATAGTAGTTTTTCCTGGTGCTGGACTAGTAATTTTAACTGCTTCTTTTGAAGGTATTCCTCCTGGAATTATTTCGTACGAACCACCTGCGCCGCCAGCCCCCCCCAGCCCTAATGATAAATATAGATATACTTTATTACTGCGATTAGGTATATCTAACACTTTAGCATCACCATCATTAAAAAAAGTATTTAGTTCGCTATTAGAAATTTTATATTTTGTTCCATTTTCTATTATTTCTAGTGTTATAGTAAAAGTATCCCAAAATGGATCATCTAGGGTTTTAAAAATGGAATTGGATCCTTTGCCATATCTAATTTTATTCTGACTATAATTCCACCAAGTTATTATCTCCCCGTCTCCTAGGTCGTCACTAGTACTAACTTCTCTAGTTCGTCTAGTACCATCAATATTTAATTTTCCATGTGTGTGATTTGAGTCATCTGAATTATTAAGATTTACAACTATATGAAATATTCTATTATCACATATATCTATTTCATATATTTCAGCAGTATGACTACCTGCTGAACCGTTAGCATGTGGTAATAAATCTAATTCATAGGATAAGGCTGACTTTGAATTTTCAATCATAGTATGTACACGTTGTACAGTAGCAGGGTCATCTGAGTCTAACATATTTTTCAATATATCACGTGATATATTATTAAAACCAGTATCAGCATTTGATAATGGATTTGAAGCACTACCACCACTAGCATCTAATACACCAGTAATTTCACGTTTAATATTTGGGAATCTTAATGAATCATAATGCGATGAATCAGCAAATGGGTTGTCATTAATCTTATACTTTAAATTATCATAATCATTTAATACCTCCCAGTTAGTACCATCTAGTGAAGTTAAAATTGCTATAGAACGTGGAATTGTTCCTACAAAACTAATATCTGTTTCAGGTGTATGATCACCTACTGGTCTAAAATCTATTTTAGTGAAACTGACATTTTCTTTAAATTCAAATTGTAACCATTCTCCACTAATAGATTGAGGTACATATTGATTATCATTATTTTTTAATTGAAGAATATATGGTGTACTTTTGTTTCTTAAATATTTTCTTGAAAAAACACCTAATTCAATGTATGAAGCATCATTAATTGATGGATCAGATGCTTCATATAATAATTGACCATGAATATTTACTTCACTTGAAATCCAAAATGTACCAGATGAATCATCAAATAAACGGTTAAATGATGCTTCTAATAAACTTCCTTCTCCATATGTTTCTCCATAAATAGATGAATAGGTTATAGCAGAAATATCTGATATTTGTATTTGAGTATTATTTTCATAAAATTTAACATCTTCTAATCCAACAAATCCACGTTTATATCCAGATGCATTACTTACATCTATTGTATAATATTCTCCACTAGGATCACCAAAACTAGCATCTACTAAACTTTTAAAGACAAATCTTACATATTTATAGAAGTTACCATTAAAATTAACAAATTGTCTTTGGAGAGCGTCTTCATTTTCAAACAAATCAGAATTATTATAACCACCTGTAATATTTTTGGCTAACCATGCTGGTCCAATAAATCTTAAATAAGGTTCTACATAAAACGTATCAATATCTCTTCTTGCTCCAGCAACTCCTGGATCTGGATTAGTGATTAAACCATGAGAATAACTAATATCTGGCCAATAATTTGAATCTACATAGTATGCTACATCACTAGTATCAGCTACTGTTCCATAAGCGCCTGTTAGTTCCGGGTTAGTGGTTTTAAACCAAAAAATATTATCAAATAAACTAGCCGACATATCTAAATTTAAATAATAAGAACCACAAATATCTTGCGCTACATGAATTGGATAACCTGCTTTTCTAATTAAACTTAATTGAGTATTTAAACCTCTTAACGTAAATGATACGCCCATTATAATATTATATATACAGAAATAATATTATATTTTAAAAGGAATATAAATACAAGTTACTAAATAAAATAATCATGAGTGGAGAAGATTGTATCGGCATTGATTTAGGAACTACATATTCGTGTGTTGGAGTTTGGCAAAATGATCGTGTAGAAATTATAGCAAATGATCAAGGAAATAGAACTACACCATCTTATGTTGCGTTTACAAATGAAGAACGTATTATTGGTGATGCTGCTAAAAATCAAGTAGCTATGAATTGTGAAAATACAATATTTGATGCTAAAAGGTTAATTGGACGCAAATATAGTGATCAAATGGTACAAAGTGATAAAAAACATTGGCCATTTATTGTAAAACCAGATTCTAATGATAAACCACAAATTCATGTAAATTATAAAGGAGAAGAGAAAGCATTTTCAGCTGAGGAGATTTCTTCAATGGTGTTAATTAAAATGAAAGAAATTGCTGAGTCATATCTAGGTAAAGAAGTAAAAAATGCGGTAATT